TTTATGAAAGTCAACCAGAACCTCGACGAAGTTGACGGCGATGGGTTGCTAAAAGAATACCTCCTACAGACTGAAGACGGACTCGACGCAGAGGACGTAGAGATGATGATGGAGGACTATAAGTTTGATGAAGACCTCGACGATGAGGTTGATATTAAAAAGGCTAAATTAGCCAAGAAGAAAGCTGTTGCTAAAGCACGGAAGTACTTCGAAGAAGAGAAGGAGAAATACCAAACACCTCTTGAGTCAAGGGGCGTAGGTTCTCTGGAGAATTCCGAGGAGTACCAAGAGTACAAGCAATATGTTGAGCAGGCGAAGACGTACCAAGAGGAGCAGAAGCGCAGGAAGGAGTGGTTTGATGAGAAGACTGGTGAGGTGTTCAGTGAACAGTTCAAGGGCTTTGAGTTCAACCTCAACGACAAATCCTATGTGTATTCTCCCGGTGACCGTGGCGAATTGAAGAAGTTGCAGCAAACCCCCGAGGCTTGGTTAAACAAGTATCTGGATGAGCAAGGCTTAGTCAAGGACGCTAAGGGATACCACAAGTCTTTGGCTGTCGCGATGAACCCCGAGAAGTTTGCTGAGTTCTTTTACGAGCAAGGCAAGGCGGCTGCGGTGGATGACGTGATGCGCAAGACAAAAAACATCAACATGTCCGAGCGTCCCGTTCCCCAAGCTGTTTCTAAGGGGGAATTCAAAGTTCGTGCCGTCGCACCCAGTTCGGGTCGGGGGCTCAAAATTCGTAGTCCAAGAAACAAATCATAAGAAACCATGGCAGGTTCAGTACAAGTAACCCCGGGGTTCCAACTCCAGCCGAGCGCAGACCAGATTCCGCTCTCGACGAATTACATCAACAACTTCGACTTCCTCAACCAGTATCTCCCTGATACTTACGAGAAGGAGTTCGAGCGTTACGGTAACCGCACAGTATCCTCTTTCCTCCGTATGGTGGGTGCAGAGATGCCTTCTAATTCTGACCTCATTAAGTGGGCAGAGCAGGGGCGCCTCCACACTAAGTACGCAGAATGTGGTACGATTGCTGCTGCTGGCGCTTCCGCCGCTGTTATTAAAGTCAACGACCTCCTCGCTGTAGACAACGCCTTCCAAGGAGGGCATACGGTAAACAACATCGCTATCCGCGTTGGGCAGACGGTTATGGTTGACCAGAACAACGGCACCGGAAGTAACAAGGCTATTGTCACCGACGTCGACCTTACAACTAATGAGATTACTGTGGCTTTTTACGAGGCTACTGGTTATGCTGGTGTTGCGGGTCAGACAAGTGACACTAACCTTACCATCTTCATCTACGGTTCTGAGTTCGCTAAGGGCGGTGCAGGAATGGAAGGTTCTCTCGAGGCCGACGACCTCATCTTTGAGACGAGCCCCATCATCTTGAAGGATAAGTACGCTGTCAACGGCTCCGACATGGCGCAGATTGGCTGGATTGAAGTGACCACCGAGAACGGTGCTAACGGATACCTGTGGTACATGAAGTCCGAGCACGAGACCCGTCTCCGCTTTGACGATTACCTCGAGACCTCTATGCTGGAAGCAGTTCCTGCTGAGGTTGGTTCCGGAGCGGCTACTGCTGTTGCCGGTGGCGCCAACTACAACGGCGGTGCTGTAGGAAACAAGGGTACCGAAGGTATCTTCTATACCCTTCAGAACCGTGGTAACGTTTGGTCCGGCGGTATCCCCGCTGCTTTGGCTGACTTCGACGCAATCATCTCTCGCTTGGATAAGCAGGGTGCTATCGAGGAGAACGTCATCTTCGTTAACCGTGACTTCGGGTTCGCCATCGACGACATGTTGGCTGCTCAGAACAGCTACGGTGCTGGCGGTACTAGCTACGGCTTGTTCGACAACGACGAGCAGATGGCTCTCAACCTTGGCTTCACGGGCTTCCGCCGTGGTTACGACTTCTACAAGTCTGACTGGAAGTACTTGAACGACCCAACTATGCGTGGTGGTCTCGCCTCAGGCGGTATCAACGGCATGATGGTTCCTGCTGGAAGCACCACGGTCTACGACCAAGTGCTCGGTAAGAACGCCAAGCGTCCGTTCCTCCATATCCGTTACCGCGCCTCTGAGACTGAGGACCGCCGGTATAAGACTTGGATTACAGGTTCTGCGGGAGGTGCTGCTACTAGCGACCTCGATGCGATGGAAGTCAATTACCTCTCTGAGCGTGCTGTCTGCACCATGGGAGCGAACAACTTCTTCCTGTTCGAAGACTGATTGTGAACCGGGTATTGGGGGCGCAATGGGCGCCCCCACTATCCACCCCTTAAATAAATTATTATGGAAAACAAGACTTACCGTCTCAAGCAAAATACTAGTCCTATTGCCTTCATGATTCCCGGGCGAGGAAGCCAGCGTTCACCGCTTCTGTACTGGGATGAAAAGCGTGGAGAGAACCGTCCCTTGCGTTATGCTCGCAATCAAAAGACTCCCTTTGAGGATGAACAGGACGGCAACGCCATTGTAGAGCCCGTCGTTTTTGAAGACGGATTCCTTCATGTGCCTAAGAGTAACCCTGTGTTGCAGCAGTTCCTCCACTACCATCCTATGAACGGAATCAAGTATGAGGAGGTCAACGACGAGCGCGATGCTAACGCTGAGGTTGAGAAGCTTAACCTTGAGGTAGACGCCTTGGTCGAGTGCAAAAACATGAGTATCGAAGCCCTTGAGCACGTCTCTCGCATCCTCCTTGGCATCGACCCATCTCGTGTCACCACGTCGGAATTGCGCCGCGATATGCTCATCTATGTGCGCCGCGACCCAGAGACATTCCTTCGTGTGGTCAACGACCCAGACTTGAAGTTGCAGTCTAAGATTCAGAGGTTCTTCGACGAGAGCCTGCTTTCTTTCCGCCGCAACAAGACGGAGATTTGGTTCAATGGGCCTACGAATAAAAAGAAACTTCTTACCATTCCGTTTGGTGAGGACCCAGTGGCTTTGGCCACATCATATCTTCTTAGCGACGAGGGCCTTGACCATCTCCGGTCTCTCGAAACTTTAATTTCAGAATAGTACATTTGATTCATGGATAGGTTCATCTCTTTCACCGTCGAGCCCGCTGACGGGACCCCGTACCAAAAGCTGGTTAATACCGACAGTATTTCAACTCCCATCCCCAGTTCCTCTGATTTTATTTGGAACGGTTCTGGGGGGGACTTTTGGATTTTGCAGGGTGAGCTTCGTGTTGGCAGCGGTGCTGCCGGTACCGAAGAGCTTTCTGCCTATATCTCCAAGGCGCTCCTTTCGTACAATGGTGTTTCAGGTCCTATTCAAGTGATGGAGCCTAGCCCCATTTTCAAAATCACAACCTTCACAACGCAATCATGAGCGCCAAATTTTTAGGCCCTTTCGTCTCTAACGAAGGCAACGACCCTGCTTCTAATAATTTTGATGTGTATCGTACGTACCTAAACGTAAGCGGTACTATGGAGGTTTATCAGTCGGCAGCAGACGCCACCGATTTTAGCTTGGTGAAGCTTAGGAAAGTTAGCTCTAGCACGTCGGGGGGTAATTTTGAGTTCTATCCAACAGGTGAAGAGGGTGACACTTTAGAGGATTCTGATTACGGATTCACCAAGTGGATGAACAGAAACCTTATTAACGTAGCCACGTCTTCTCCTGAGCAGGTCATTATTGAGCCTGAATATCCTGAAAGTTTAGCAGCCGTATCTCAGCAAACTTATTGTGCCCCATACTGATGAAGACAATTTCAATCCCCCGTTATCGGGTTCTGCAAAACGTAGACAACGACTTGAAAGCCGGCTTGGCCGTCGGAACATGGAATTCATTTGACACTACCACTTTTCAGTTGGTGGCCGACAACTCTGATTTCACTAATGTTCAGGCCGGAGACATCGTCTTCAACCCTGAGAATTCTTCCACTTGGGCAGAAGTCGTAACTGTAGATAGTGCAACTGAGCTTACTCTAAATGGTGTTTTTTCTACTACCATTATCGGAGGCGCTACTGAGCTAAAGCGGTTTAGTGTTGTTGCTCCTGCCGTTGCCTTTCAGGTGGCTACATCAGACGTAGATACCGCGCAAGAATGGTGGTCTACGTATGAGGTTGGAGATAGGATTCAGTCTCAAGGCCAGCAGAGTAGGACTCTTGCAAATCAAGCCGTAGGCACCATCTTGGATATCACTATCGACCTTGACGGGCCGAATCCGGGCGCGACCCTGACGGTAGACATGCCCATGCAAACGAGCAATGAGATATGGGTATATAAAGACGACATTACCACAATTCCGGTAAACGAAATTAGTGGGATTGAGTTTTACAAGTACTTTCAGAGCGCGTTAGGGGAAATTACTGCGTACCTCTATATCGGTAACGGTGAGTACTATCGTATTGAGCCTCAGGTTTTCGAATTCAAAAACCGCGAGGACGTCCTTACGTATCAGCCTAAGTTTGAGGCGGCCATTATGAATGCCATTTCGGAGACGCTCCGCTCTCCGTGGCCTGACTCTAACGTTGTGATTGAAGGCTCGCATGGTTGGCAGGTCAGACTCGAAGATTGATGTGCATCACTTATTGCTAGAGAAAGCCACCTTCGGGTGGCTTTTTCGTTTGGCGCTATCTTAGGGCAATGATTGATTCAGTCCGTCAAACCGTACTCTCGGTACTCAACAAGAACAACTACGGTTACGTTTCTCCATCCGACTTCAATCTCTTTGCCAAGCAGGCACAGCTAGAGATTTTCGAGAACTATTTCACTGGTCTCAACCAAGCTATCAACGCCGAGAACGCGCGTATGTCTGGCACGGACTACGCCAATATGACCAAGGGCATCAACGAGGACATCGACATCTTCTCGGTGTCTAAGCCTTTGGACTTCAACTCTGCCAACCAGTTCTTTACCCCGAGCACCACCACCACCGGTGACGACTACTACCTGCTCAACAAGGTGTTGGTCTTTAATGCTGAGGCCGAGCCTGTTACGCACAGCCGCATCACTATGCTGGCCAACTCCAACCTGACGGCTCCGTCGGCGCAGTACCCTGCCTATACCATCGACAATCCCGCTGCCGGTCAGGTCGTGACGCTATATCCTACTGGCACTACGTACGCTCAAGGCGATGTTGTAGCTCAATATGTGCGGTATCCCTTCGACCCGAAGTGGACATACATTGAGCTCGCTAACGGAGAGCCTGTATTCAACCAGTCTTCTGACTACCAAGACTTCGAGCTTCCTATTGACGATGAGCCCCGCTTGGTTTACCGCATCTTACAGATGGCTGGCATGAGCATCCGGGAGGGCGACGTCTATCAGTACGCTAACGCAGAAGAGAAAGAGCAGTAATGGCATACATCACAGACTACCAGTACTACGAGAACGGGGGCAACACTCCTGAAGACGCGAACTGGGGCAGCTACCAATACGTTTCGTTGCAGGACATCGTCAACAACTTCCTGTTGATGTACAACGGCAACCACTCCCTTGTCAATAACGAGGAGCGGTACAAGATTCTGTTCCATGCCAAGCGTGCCATTCAAGAGTTGAACTACGACTCTTTGAAAGAGATTAAGGTCCTTGAGCTCAGCGTCTGTGACAGCCTACGCTTTGTCCTCCCTCCCGACTATGTCAATTGGGTTCGCATCTCTCTGTATCAGAACGGTGTCTTGCGTCCGTTAACGGAGAATATCCAGACAAATTGGAGTACGGCGTATTTGCAAGACAACAACTGCCGCATCCTTTTCGATGAGTCCGGAGCTATCCTTCGCCCCCAAGATTCTACCATCGATTACGAGAGGATTACGGGCACCAAACAGAGCATCTATCTCAACAGGAACAACCAGTTCGACGGACAGCTTGGGTACTGCTGTGAAGGGTCTTGGTATTTCGACTACAATATCGGAACCCGATACGGCCTGAATACAGAGACAGCTAACGCGAACCCTACGTTCAGCATCAATAAGAAGGCTGGTGTCATCAACTTCAGCAGTCAGATGGCTGACGAGCTATGTATCATCGAATACGTTAGCGACGGTATGGAGGGTGGTAACAACGCTGAGATTAGCGTGAACAAGCTCTTCGAGGAGTATGTGTATGCATATATCCAGTACGCTATCCTCGATGCCAAGCTGGGTGTGCAGGAGTATATCGTGAGTCGGGCGAGAAAGAAAAAGAACGCGCTCCTGCGCAACGCGAAGATTCGCATTAGCAACATCCATCCGGGTCGGTTGCTGATGAATATGCGTGGTCGCGATAAGTGGATTAAGTAATGGCAAACCTCGTACGGAACTTCATCAAGGGGCGCATGAACAAGAGCGTCGACGAGCGCCTTGTCCCCAACGGAGAGTATATCGACGCGCAGAATATCCGCATGGGGTCCACTGAGGACTCTGAGATAGGAGCGGTAGAAAACACTAAGGGGAATACGCAGCTTACGACGTTGGTATACCCACCTACTGGAGACCCTTTAAGTGCTCAAGCCGTTTGTATCGGTGCGTATGCCGATGGGGCTAACGAGACCATGTACTGGTTTGTCCATGACCCCAGCTTCGCTCTCGTGGGTTTGACCGGAAAGCTCGACCTCATCGTTTCGTACAATACAGTTACTCAGGTCATTACGTACCATGTGGTTAGTATCGATGACGGAACTGGATTCAATACCACTCTGAACTTTGACCAGTTTAATCTGATTACAGGTGTTGATTTGGTTGAGGACTTGCTCTTCTTCACCGACGATAGGAATCCCCCTCGACGTATCAACGTTACCACCAACTACTCCAACCCGATTGCGTCTGTCGACCCCCCGTTGCTGGGCGAGGACATCTTGGTTATCAAGGCTCCACCGGAAAACTCTCCGGGCATCACAGCCTTCGATTCTGGTGACGAGCAGAACACCTACATGGAGGACCGTATCCTAAGCTTCGCTTATAGGTATCGGTATGCCAACGGTGAGTACTCTGCTACCTCTCAGTTTTCCGCACCTTCTTTCGTCGCTAAGCCATTCCTCTTTACGCCCGAGTCGTTTACCAATGAGGGTATGGAGAATGCCACTAATGCTTGTACAATAACGTACAACAGTGGCAACGAGCTAGTAGTGGGTATTGACCTACTATTCAAGGAGATGGATGACAACATCATCCGCGTTATTGAAAAGCTAAGAAAAGATGACGACGGTCTTGCTGACAATACAGATTACGAGTACGTCTTCGACAATAATAAAATCTACACCATCCTTCCTGAGAGTGAGATTCTGAGGTTGTATGACAACGTTCCTTTGCTGTCCAAGGCCCAGACTATGATGGGCAACAGGCTCGTCTACGGCAACTACACCGAGGGGTACGACCTGCTTGACCAGTACGGCGTTCCTATCCGTCTTGACTACTTCATTAGTCAGATTAAGGAGCAAGCAGGAACAGCTAGTATCACTTCGGAAGTTTTCGGAAGCTTCTATAACATTGGCCCTACTGGATTCAATTCTTCTAGTCAGGTTCTGTTTACATTCGACAACGTCGACTTTACTGTTGGTGATAGCATCCAGATTGTAGTAAGCGCAATTCACGGAGCTTGGACGGTGTCAGGGGGAGGTACAGCACCCACTTCTACTACTCCGCAAAGCACGATAACTTTTATATATACACTCACTGATAATTTCTCTACGGTAACAGAGATGGTCAGTAGTGCTAGTTTTTTGGACGCTATTGGTACAGCAGCTAATATCGAGACAACACCTGCAAACTTTGGTGTTGCCAACCAAAGCATCTTTACCAATGCGTGGAACTCCATATTCCCGCTTACTCAGACAGGAGGGATACCAGACCCGCAGAACTTAACAGGAACGGGTACTAACAATGTTGCCGAACCAATTACTGTGTCGGCGTCTACCGATAATTCGTTTACACTTAGGTTCCCCCTACCACTTTATAACGGGGGTGCAGTAGATAGCGCGGAAGCTATGACCGTCACTTCTGCGGTGGGTCAATACTTCAGTTTGGTCTCACAGCGCAGCCTGCATAGCAACCGCACCTATCAGGTTGGTATCGTCTATATGGATGAGTACAACCGTGCTACTACTGTTCTCACTAGCGAGAGCAATACGGTACATATCCCGTGCAGCGACTCTATATTCCGAAATAATATTCGTGTAGAAATCCCCGTGTGGGAGCGCCCTCCGTTCTGGGCGGACCGATACAAGTTTGTTATCAAACCCGACCGGGAAAACTACGAGACTATATACACCAACCTGTACGAAAACTTTGGCGGGTACACCTACTTTCTTCTTGAGGGTGAGCAGGCAGCCAAGGTGGAGAAGGGAGATAGGTATGTTGTCAAAGCCGATTGCGGTGGAGCCGCGTCAACCTGTCTCTATGCTACGGTATTGGAGAAGGAGTCCTATGCCGTGGGCAGCCTCGATGAGCCCAACGTACCTGCCGTTCCCGGCACGTATATGAAAATCAAGGCCGACGGTATCGACTTATCGTGCGGGGAAAACAACACTGATACTGGGTGGCGAACCGCTACTACGGAGACTGCCTTCCCGTCTCCTAGCCTTTCCTTTCCTGCGGTTGTAATGGGTGGCGCTACAGACTCGTCTACAAACGACGAGTTCTTGGAGGCTATCCCTGCTGGCAGTAGGGTTACCATCGACCTTGAGTATGAGCGCAAGGGTACGGGTGACGGAGACAACTCTTGCGAGTCTCGGTATTTGAGCTTTGCCCAAACTTTTGTTGTAGACGAGGACTACGGAAATGTGGTTGAGTGGTTCTACGGTCAAGACGGAGTAGAGGAGGCGCTAAACAATACCGAAGGCACGGCGGGAGACCCTTTAGCTTGCGTTCCTACATTGCGCGTATATCCCGAGACCACTTCTCAAAACGACAACTACGGTATGGGGGATGATGTGCTTTGTGAGAACAAGGTGTGTTTTTTCCTAGCCAATAACGATTGCCGATTTGTCACCACAGGCACGAGCCCGTGTAGCGGTTTTACTGGACTCGACGTCAGTAACAACAGAAGGTCTATTGCCAAGGCTCGCATCCGCATACTCCGTTCTAACGACGTCATTGTTTTTGAGACGCAGCCACAGGAGGCGCTGCCCGATTTGTGGTATGAGTCGAGCGTATCGTATGATATCGTGGGGGACTTCCACCAAGGCAACCTCAGAAACCAAACGGCGTCACAGTCGGCGCTCGTCGACACGGCGTTCTTCAACTGCATCACGTATGGCAATGGCGTAGAGAGCTATAAGATTCGTGACTCTATCGTAGGTAAGCCCATTACCATGGGCAACCGTGTTACGACGGTCAGTGCTCAGGACTACAGGCGGGTGCGACGCTTCGCTGACCTGACTTACAGCGGCGTATACAACGATGAGACCAACATCAACAAACTCAATGAGTTCAACCTTGGCTTGCTCAACTTCAAGCCGCTAGAGGACAGCTATGGCCCTGTAGAGAAGCTGTTCGGAAGGCGTACCGATATCCTCACGTTGCAGGAGGATAAGATTAGCTACGTCTTGGCAGAAAAGAATCTGCTTACCGACGCTACTGGCGCCAGCGTGGTTACGTCTGTGCCTCAGGTACTGGGCACACAGGTGGCTCGCGTAGAAGACTTCGGTATCAGCAACAACCCCGAGAGCTTTGCTGAGTGGGGACCGCATAAGTTCTTTACCGATGCCAAGCGTGGCTCTGTCATCCACCTCTATGGCGATGGGCAGAACGAGCAGCTCACTGTCATCAGCGAGAACGGTATGCGGAGCTGGTTCCGCGATGAGTTCATTGCCAACTTCAATACTCAGAAGCTTGGAGGTTACGACCCCTACATGAACGAGTACGTGTTAGCAAGTAACGAGACTCCACTACCCGGAGAGGACGTGCGTCTAGAGTGTGGCATTACACAGACGTTCCAGCTCACGGCTTTGGGAGAGTCTTACTCTGTCAATGTGGGCGATTTGGTGGGTAGCGTTTCAGTGACGTATACCGTTGTTGAGGCGGAGCCAGTAGACCAAGCGCAAATTAACGCGCTGTATAACGGGGTTACTACCAACTCTGGCCTTATTGGAGCGGGAGACTCGGGCTCGTTCCTTGTCGACAAAAACAACATCGTAGAAGACACCGTTGTCATCAACATCAACTACTCTGGGGTGGGACGATTCGTGCTTCAGGTCACCGTTGAGTGCCCCGATGCGGACATTATTACCATCAGGCTGATTACGGTAACCAATCAAGTCGATGCCGGCAAGACCGTCCATAACAACTACCGCTGGCAGGTAGCCAATTACGCTTCTCCACTTCATACTCAGCAGGTCAAGTTCCTCAGCGGAACCAATATCCCATTGGTGTCTCAGTATCAAGAGATTTCCGGGTATCAAGGTGGCGGCGTAATACCTACTGACAACGCTGATGTGACGATGATTTCGCATCGCACCCAGATTGACAATTACATCCTAAAGCCTACCGATAGGTTCTACTATCTGCGCTCAGCTACCGACTATGCCAATACGCCGGGAGATATCGCTACGCTTTTGAATACTGCTCTCCCCGCCGGTGGTCTTGTCCCGGCAGGTGGTCCGGATATTTACACCGCCGACTTCAATATGGCTGGAGCTGGCACGGGTCAGTATCTGTATATGATTTGGGACTACTCGCTACAGTTGCCTACGCAATTGTGTTTTGCGGCAACCAAGATTGAAGCTTGTTGCGGATGCGTTTGCGACCCTACGGCATGCGTGGAGTATCAGGTATACAACGACAATAACCCTAACGTGACGTTCTCATATACTGATTGTGACACCGCTTCTACTGAGTACTTTACTCTTGGAAGTAAGGAGGGCACTTCAGTATGTTCAAGCACCTACCCGGTTATTACTGCTGGCGACGCAGCTTACGTCCTCATCACCATCAACGAATGCGACTGCTGACATGGGAGTTATTGGAAACTATTACCTAAACGGACCTAACCTAGCTAGTGCTACAAACATCTACAGTGATGCTGCACTGACTACCCCTGCTCCTGACGGATTTTATTCTGAAGGTGGTTTATATCGGGAGTCTATTGGAGGCGTTCTAGGGACGTTGAATACATGCGGAAGCTGTGTGGTTTCATGCCCTGTCACTATGAACAGCAACATGGGCGGCCCGGGGTTTTATACTCTGGAGGTCAACCTTGGTACGGATACGGGCGCGGTAGTTATCATTTATACTCCTAGGGATACACCGCATGGCATCTTGACTACGTATCAAGGGAGCACATACAATGCCTTGAGCTCCCCCATAGATGGGTACCACGCTGCGTCAAACCCTGTGCGTGCTACGTATCTAGGTAACAGCACCGACCCGTGTTCTACGGGCCTCGTTTCTGGGTCTCCTTACGCAGGCACGATAGATTACGAGTGGCTCACGTCTTCATACTATGCCACAGGATTACAGACCAACGTCTTTGTAGCACCCGGAGATGCAAGCTTTACAACCGCTTCTAATCCCGGCTCGTGTGTTATGGTTGTCCCTAAGTCGGCGAGCGTCACGTCTAACCTTTTGATACAGATGCCTGTACCTAGCGCCTGCGCTGGTGTGATAGCCAGCCTTTCTGTGGCGTGCCCTGTAAAGCTCACTGCTTTTGATGCAGCTAAAATCAACAGCATATGCGGGGACACTTACGACAGGGTGTTTTACAACGTGCCTGTTACCGGTGGTTACGGCTCTCCGGGTCTATACGACTGGGTCTTTACGGACCCCAACGGAGAGACGGTATTAGAAGATGGAGACTACAACTTTGACATTGGCACTAACGGCTCTGTCTGTACCATCGCCAATGGTATCATTACTAACATCGTTGCCTGCCCATAATGCCTAATTACACGCTGACATACAGCCCACCTGCTGAGGGATGGCCTTCGTTCTACTCTTTTGAGCCTGATTGGATTCAGGGCATGAACCAGTTCTTGTATACGTTCAGTGGCGGCAACATCTTCCGGCACAACACCAACGAGGTGCGCAACAACTTTTACGGAGTACAATTTAACAGCACCATCACGAGTGTCTTCAACGACGAGCCTATCGTCAACAAGATTTTTAAGACGATGGCTATCGAGGGCAACCAGCCTTGGGCCGCTACGTTTATTTCTGACCAGCAGGACGGGAGGTTCATGGACGTAGGCTTCTTTGAGAAGAAGGAGGGCGATTGGTTTTCATTTGTACGTACAGTCAACAACAACCCTGCCGAGCCAGACGACTATGCCTTGCGCACGCTCAATGGCATTGGTGTAGGTACGGTCACCGTTCCCGGTCAGGTCGACTTCCCCCTGTCCATGAGCATCGGCAATATCTTGAGCGTAGGCGACTACTTCTATTACGCTGCGCCTCCCAACTACGACACGCTTGTTTACGCTGGTGTCGTAACCAACATCAACGTGGACCTACCCAACGGTATCAATCAGGTCATCCATGACAACGCTGGTGCTCCCGACCCTGCTCTTGTGGCGCCCCTTTGCGTTGGTATCAAAAATCAGCAGGCTGAGTCGAATGGTCTGCTTGGACACTACGGAGTCTTCGAGCTTACCAACGAGGACACTACGGCTGTAGAGATGTTCGTAGCCAAGAGTGAGGTGATGAAGTCGTATCCCGGCTAATCCTTACTTTTATAGTTGATGGAAGAGATTCTGCATAACATCCATACCGAGCGCGGTTTGCTGTGGGAATCCATTGAGGACTTGCATAAGGAGCTCGGGAAGTTTGATGAGACTGTAGAGCACCACACCGACGCCATGCAGGAGGCATGTCCGGTTACTCATCACCTTGAGAACGGCTTGTATACGCGTGAGGTTTTTATGCCAGCGGGTATGCTCGTCGTGAGCTTCATCCACAAACAGAACCACCCGTCGTTCTTTATGTCTGGCGAGATGTCTTTGCTGCTGGATACTGGTGAGGTCAAGCGCGTCAAGGCACCTATGGTAGTACACACTGAGGTGGGTACACAGCGGGTGGCATACATCCATGAGGACGTGACGTGGACATGCGTGTATCGCACCGATGCAGAGACGGTTGAGGAGGCAGAGAAAGAAGT